ATCCCTTCCTACGCAAAACCTTTCCAGGAATACTTTCTGTCTTATACCATTCTTTGTACTCTTCATAGATATCGTCCAGATCAACCTTTGACCCAGCTTCTTTCTTAATGAATGCATCCATAAACTCTCCGATAACATCATTGCTTCTTTGATATTGACGAGTACATTTCAACACATCCTCGGGTTCATGAATACCAAATTCCTTGTATGATTTATAATAATGAATCAACAAACCCATGAAACTCTCCTTCCAATCATCGAACTTGAAAGCAAGCTCTCGATCAATGTGGAATTCATTCTCATTCTCAGGATTAGGATTCTCACAGAAATGAGAAGTGAATTCAACCAAACGAATACGACGCCATGTACCACCATCCTCAGGTGGAACTTGAGGCAAATGATTGCAAGTCAACACCATCTTGAATTGAGGCTTGAACTCAATACTTTCCTTGTACAGACCACGAGCAATGATCTTATCATTACCACTCAACTCTTTCATAAAACCCGCATTCATTTTTTCACCTTCTTCAGGCTCCTGAAGAACAGCAAATCGCCTTCCTTTAGCACGAACCAATTCACTGTTTGTTTGGCTTGATCCTACACGCTTACTTGTCAAGAGAGAAATGTTGAATGTACAAGCATAATCTCCAAGAACCTTTTCAAGAAGTTCGATACACTTACTCTTACCATTGCTACCATGGCCTGTCCAAATGTAAAACTTCTCTTCCTTATTGTTACCATCCAACATGCTTGCCATTAATGTAAGCACATACTCACGAACTTCTTTCTTGGGTAATACTTTGCTCATGAAATCCATGATTTGATCAATATAAGGATCATCAGGATTGTATTCAACATAGTTAATTTTCGTACTGTAACTAATATAGTCTTCCGGATGTCCTTCACGAAACTCCATAGTGCTCAAGTCATACACACCATTGAGAAATCCAATGAAATTTGTATTGGCATCCAACAAATCATCTTCAAACTTATCATTAAAGAAGTGCAATGATGACTCCTTCAACATTTTATCCTTGAAATCAGTCTTCTTTAATTTGTCACCAATACCGTAAAATCTATCTCTTTTCTTTTGACACATCGCTTGTTCATCTTGATCCGTAATTTCATTCATTTTGATTGCAATATCACTACCAATCCTGTAGTACTCTTTTGACATATCTGTAGACATCATCTTCTTCAATAAATATCCATCTTCACATTTTACCCATCGATGATCAGTGTAGAAATACCAACCCTTGTTTCGAATACTAGAACACACAAAGTCTTGTTTGAACTTGTGATAAATTACTGTAGCAATATCATAATCTGTTCCACTTGAACTTGCCATCAAACACGAATACAAAGATTGACTAATTATCTTTTCATACAATTCAGGATTGTCACTCTTTGCCCACATACATAAAGTGCCAATACCAAGACCACTTTCCTTCATGTATCTCCAAGCTTGCTCACATTCATCTTCGTCCACAAACTTGGATGATTTCTTGCTGAAACTTACCCAACTCTTCAACAAACGATTATCAATATTTCGACAACACCAACCAACACGAATCCACGAGTCATAATTATCTGCTCGTGCAACACTTAGAACATCCACAAGCTGTTCAGCCAATTCAAAAGAACAACTTTGGGTTACCTTCTTATTCTCTTTGGACTGTTGACTTTTGTTAATGATGGTACGCTTGATCTTCTGATCTTGATAAGCATACTCCATGTTCTCAATAAATTCTCTCTTGTCCTCACGATAAATACACTCTTCATACTTATTGCGTATACTCAAGATTTCAGTATACATCCAAGGTTTTTCGGTGTCAATACGATTGTTGTGTTCTGTAATTTCATTATCATCATTGATGTTGAAAGTGATATGATTTGTAATCAAATATGGCTCATTGTATGGTTTACAACTTCCATACATCATCCAATTGTTCTTATCGATTACAGCTTTATCAACGATGTCATCAATTTTATTAATACATTTGGCTTCCTCTTCAATGAAAGATAACTTGCTCAACAATTGCTCACGAAGCATTAATTGTAAAGATAGATTGGTCACAATGTTTGGAATTACAATATGAACTCCATCTTTAATCACATTCTTTTTTTCATACTGGATTGGCTTTGACTTCTCCATAATATACACTTCAAACTTACTCTCATCGACATACTGGGATACCTCTTCAAGGTATACCTTGATCAATGACTTGATCGAATCCATGGAGTATTGTCTTTGTAAAAATGTCTTCTCATTAGGATACCTGAAATCAAGATCGATTAGTATTGGAGAGATATCTCTATGCTTTTCTGTCATATGAAGTTTCTCATTTCTCTCGAGAGCTTCATTATACAATTTCAGGAACTTTTCTTCATCTGGACCTGGAATATAAAACGATGCAATTGGACTCATCATGCTTGTATGAGTAAATGCACTTGCTTTGACAGTTCTATAATTTTGAATAAAAGCATGGAATGAATTCTGTCCACTTTTGTTGAAAGACATTATAATTATAATTGTAAAATATTTTTAATATGATTTCAAACTACTCTTAACCTTGGAAATTAAAAGATGTTACAATTGTAGCACCACTTTGGTGTATATATAATCTAAGTTTTCAAATTCTCTTTGAATCAATTTTTTAAAATTTAAACTTCATCATTATTGGGTGTTTGAAATATAGTATGCTAATATAATATATAGGATTACACATGCCATCTTACTGTTCACCAAACCATCAGGAAATATATGATAAAACACAAACATGTTATACTAAAGCACAACTCATATTGATTGCTAAACAATATAATAAGTATGCTAAAAAAAAAATTAAACTCAACACTTCTAAGAAAGAGTTATTAAAAGATCTTCATAATAGACTTCAAACTCACGAAGCAAAATGGCATCAACATCATTTCATGAATAATGTGAACGAGGAAGAAAAAGACAGTTTGATCGAATCTTTTAAACCTGAAAAACCAAAAGAATGGAATGTAAATGAAAGACAATGGCTCAATACTTATGATATATTAGAAGTTATGGAACAATATGAAGATAAATATCCTTCTTTCAAATTTCTTGGTGTGTTTCCTATTGATTTTGAACATAAGGTAAATGGGAAGCACTGTGTAAGCCCAGTTATGTGTAACTTTGATTTGAAGAGTTTGTTAAAAAGAAAGATTACTCAATGTGGTGCTGTGTTAAATTTAGACTATCATTATCAATCGGGTTCTCATTGGGTGTGTCTGTACATTGGATTGGTGCCTCATAATCCCAATTTCGGCTGTTATTATATTGATTCTGGAGCATCTAAAGCACCTTCTGAAGTGGTAACCTTTTTCAAAAAAATTAAGAGTCAAATTGTTGATCATTATTCAAAAGAGGACTCTGATAAATTCAAATTCAGAGAAAATAAAAAACAGTTTCAGTTTAAGAATACAGAATGTGGTATGTTTAGTATGTATTTTTTGATTCAATTTTTGAAACAAAGATCATTCAAAACAATCATCAATTCAAAGATTAATGATGATGGAGCATTCAAACTTAGAGATGAATATTACTTGACATCATGATAATATTTTGAAGTATTCTTGACATTTCTTTGAGAATGCCTTTGTATTTAATTTTTCATGCATATAATGAATGACTTTTCGGATTTGCTTTACTACATGATACTTGTCAATCTTTTCAAGATTGGATTCTTCTTCCACGAATCGAATCAATTCGTTCTCAAAGAATGAGCTTACTTTATCAAGTTTCTTTACCAATTTATTGATATCAAAATGACTCCATTCTTTCTCTTTGATATCATATTGTTGCCATCTGTTTGTATATGAAATATAGATTAAATCATTCAGAAAAATGTCTCTCAAAGTGAGTGCGATAATTTTTTCTTCATTCGAATACACTTCGAAGTATTTTATGATTTCATTACAAAATGATTGCATAAGTGTTTTTGTTATACTGGGATAAAATTCTGTTCGAAACACTATTTTATTTACTTATTAAACTCGACGCCCTTGTTTTAATGTTGTAATTTTAAGTACAATCGAATGATCATTATTAAAATCATATAACTCTCCACTGTACTTATAAAATGCTACTTTGAAATTCGAAACATTTCGTGGTGGATTAAATTTCTTACGCACTGTGTCTTGAAAGTTGATGTTTGTTGCATCTGGATTTTCATAAATGATCGCAGTAGCCCGATTGGTAATTTGGTTATTCGATTGAATAATATCCATACCACTAATTTTCATGATTATATAAGGTTCAATACCATCAGCAAATGGAAGTTTCGTACTGACTAATTCAATAGAAAGCACATTTTCAAAATGTTCATTCAGTGGAATCTCATACTTATTGAGGTTATACTTTCCAACATCTCGATCTCTACTGTCGATTACAAGATATTTGGTTCGTGTGGGTTCATCTTTGCTAGTCTCTTCAAGTGGAATGATGTTTGGATTAATGGAAACATCTCTGAAAAATGGTTCAAAACCAGAGGAAACACCAGCCATTAAGTTTAACTATTAAAAAATAATATATTTTTTTTATTAACAAAAATGAACACAACCAGTTCATCTTCATTTATGTCTATATCGAATCTCAGAACACTCATTACCATCTTTGAAAATTTCTTTAAAGATAAGTATAGACAATATTCATTCCCAAGATCCTTAAACTTGAAAGAAGTTATCTATGAAACCATGACAAAGATCGATCAAAATAAAGAGTATAATAACTTAACAAAAACTGAACTGAATAAGATAACATTGTCTATCGTCAAAAATGTAGTCAAAAATAAACTTGAAGTTGTAGACCGACCTACTATGAATGATGGAAAAAAAGGGGAGATCGAATTGAACAAGCAATTTGAAGCTTTGAGTGAGTCTAGAAGAGAGGTGATGTTTTCACCTCCTCCCACTACTAAATCAGAACCAACGGATACCGCATTATCAGATAGTGAATTCTTAGAATCCTTAAAGAATATGGAATTAATGCGAGATTCCATCGATCAAAATGGTTCAGTAGATCAAAATATTGCAGATATATTCAAGAACAATCTTCTTTCAAACCCGAAAGACCTCTTCTCGTCTTTGATTCAAAAGGAAGCTGAGCCCATTCCAGAGATGAAAGAAATAGTACAAGAGCGCTCTGACTTCTATATCAAACCAGAAAAAAAACCAGACCTTCTAAAAAAATATATTTGTATTGATAGTCGTGAAAGAAGTGATTTCGTCATAGACCCTTTTCATTACACCATCCAATTTGAAGAATCTATTCGCAATATATCCTCAGTCACTTTAACTTATGTTCTCTTTAATCCAACGATAAATGGGATTGATGACCTTTATGTAAACCTCCAAATTGATGAGTTTAATCAAGATAAGATAGTTTCGACCAATGCGCATTTGAAGAACGCTTTTGCTCAACTACCCATACAAGGAGATCGTGGTGTTTATGATAATGCTTTGAATGAAAGAATCACACGAGATTTTGTCATCCCATTGAGTGCATTGAATAAACTCACGATTTCTTTTGTAAAGTTCGATGGTACTTATTTGGAAACAATTGGAGAACACTTCATAAAGCTTGAAGTCGAGTATTTCAATAGCATTGGAGGAGATCTTGATTTGGACCCACCTAATTTAAACTCATTTCAGAATACACTTCAAGAAGAGATTTTTATGGCCAATGATGAATTGGAGAACATGAATGAAGAAGTTATGAATCAGGAAGAGGATGAATAGCTTTCAATGCTTTCAAAGCTTTCAAAGATTTCCAAAAGCGTTGGATTCGTGAAGCATAGAAGTTCTTGATTAAGCGATCAAATATCAAAGTAGAGTTGGATATCACTGCTAAATGACACATTCGATGAAAATAGTTTTCATCATCATACAATTCACGGTATCCATTCCCTAATATATAGGTAACATGTAAATACCATTTCTTTTCAATACATAGTTCCAATAATGATTTTCCATCTTCATTCTTTCCATGAAGTTCACACTTTCTCTGAATAAATAAGCTTGATATATGTGGTGCATCATTTTCAACGGATCGAACCACAAGCATCACACCATCTTTATCGCATGCATTGATACTACAATTGAACTTATTGAACATCATTTGAACTAACTCTTCATTCTTAATAACCACAATCTTATAAAAAGAATCATTCCCATCTGAGGAGCTAAATTGTGGGTTGAAATAAGATGTATTCATCACATACTTGATCAATTCTATATTCTTTATTTCAAACATTCGTTCATGAATGAAATCAATACATTCATTCATTTTGCCAGTTGTAATCAGACATTCAATAATGATTGATGGGATTCTATGGTGAGATGTAGAAGTACACACATCGAAGGCTGTAGACAGTAGATAGCGTAAATCCACTCGCTCTAATTTTTTATTCTTTTCTAAAAATTGTGTTAGATAGGAAAACACATAAACATTCTTGCTATGAATCGCTTGAACAAGTAAGGAATTATTTTCATGTTCAAAGGTGGCTAATCTGTACATTCCTTTTTACTTATTTTTAAACAATGTTATTTTGTAATAGCCATCTTTTTTATTTTCAAGCATACCAATCTTATCTAATGTTCCTGTACTTTTGTAAAGATCATAATTAAACAGTTCATTTGTATTTTCTAACCAAATGTATGAAACTCCTTCTATGGTGACCTTAAATGGCTTTACACGAATTTGTTTCACTCGTTGTTGATCTACCGCAGAATCTTTATCTTCCTTAATATCTTCATAATATGCCTTTTCAAACCCATCTACATCTAATGGATAAGCAAAGCATTCATATTTAGAACCAATGTTGTTCTTATTTAACGCACAATCTACAGCACCTTTCTTAATATTCATCAAAATTTTAGAAGTAATTGAATCCTTCTTTTCAGCAAGTTGATAAATACTTTGATCGGTTGTTTTTTCATTATCTGTTGAACGAATATATACAGACTTCTTGTTTTGTTCGCTTGTCATCTTCATACGATACATAAAGACCTTGAAGTTCCTCTCTGATTCAGGCAAGTCAATATGAGAACATGTACGATTTGCACGACCAATGACTTGATCAATTCTAGATTTATTCCAGTATGGTTCCACAATATGAACTTGGCGTACATTCTTTAATGAAATACCAGCAGAGCCAGATTGTGTGATCATAAGTATCTTGATTAATTCACCATGTAAATTGTTTGGCTCCAGATCCTCAAAAGCATACATTTTTTTAAGTTTGTCTACTGTCTCTTTACCCAAAGCATTCATATCTGAATTGAATATGTTTAATATCACATTCGCAACATCTCTATCAGTCGAAAATACCGCATACTTTGGTTTTTTATAATCCGCCTCATCTACATCAATCTGAACATTATTATCTTTATCTAATGTAATCTTCATTTCAGCATACCCTCTAGCTTTCAAACATAATCCTAAAATACCAAGTCCCTCTAATGTTTTGAATTGTGAATACACTAAAACATTACCATCTGTTTTCTTAATATTAGACAGAATACGATCAAACTTAGGAGAATAAGTCTTTAGGTTTTTATCATTCAAAAAATGACCTTTCTTTTCATTTAATTTATGTAAGGCTTCAATAACACTCCTTTCGTATTTCTTCTTTGCCGTAACTCTTGTGTTCATTTCCTCTTCATATTCTTTAACATCATTCATGAACTCATCATCCACATCCATCTCAGATTCCATGAAAGAAATTCTTTTCTTTGGGAAAGGTCGTTCAATTTCATCTGGAAAAGCAAAGTTACATAATGTACGAGAGAATGTTTTATATACACCATTCTTCGAAAACAAATCAGTCGCATCTTTATTGAATTTCTTCATATTCTTCTCTTTCTTGATCTCAGAATCACGAACTTGGGCATATTTGCCAAATTGATGATCGGAGAACTCAAGCTCTTCCTGAACAACACCTAGATTGGTTGGGTACAAAGAAGTATCACTACTTTCATAGTAACTCACAATGCCCATCATTCTTCTCATAAACAATTCATCATTCTTCGTAGTGTTGTCACTATAATTGACAAAAAGATCATCAAATTCTGTTTTATTTGTGGGGAAAAGAGGGACTGATTCCACAAAATATGTTCGTTTATCAGAATATTTACTCAACATAACACCACTTGCTTTCAAATCTTTGACAATGATATCCATCTTTTCTTCATCCGTACGAGCGTCTCCTTTGTATACCAACAATTTCTGCAAATTCCGTTCAAAACCAAATGGTGTTAGATTAATTTCAATACTACGATGACCACTCTTATCTTTAATACTAAAGGACTCAATGAGTTTGGATTTTTCTAAATAAAGCTTATTATAAAAGTTATCATTAAAGTAAATACGATACACTTTATTTAATCCATTCAATATATTGAAAGTATACGCAATTTCATTAGGGTAGTTAATGATTGGTGTACCCGTTAAGAGCACAATCTTCAAATTCTTTGCATGGAGAAGATCCTTATATACTTCAGTTGATAAAGCGCTACGATTCACAACTGTAGAAATGAATAAATGAGCTTCATCAATGATTACTAATTTGTTATCAAATATATTCTTTTCTTTTGTCATTTCTTTGAATTTTTGGAGCGTCAACCCATTGTAATTGAGAAATTCATACTTTTTAGATATACTATTATTGATTTGTGATCTGATTTGTTGTTTTTCCATGGATGATTTGGTATGAAAATTAGGAGCTTTGTCATTATCAAATGACCAATATCCCTTCGCTCTCTTTACAATGATAGGATCAATGTTTTGCTTGCTTGCCGCTTCTGTATGTTTCTTGGTTGGGTTGAATTTCCAATGTTGATTGATCGCGAATTTAGTATTCCCACATTTCATGATTTCATTTCTGTAATTCATCTGTAAAGAAGCTGGCAACAGAACCATTATGTCTCGGTTGTTGTTCATGATTTCAGCAACCGCAATAGAAGCACAAGTTTTACCTACACCTAAACCATGATATAATAAAATCCCCCGATAAGGACTTTTATGTTGCATGTAATCTCTTACAAATTTCTGGTGTGGGAAAAGCGCTAATCGTTCGGTTTTAACATTACAACTTGATACTGTTTTTTGTTGTTTTTTATTTGCTGGAAATGTTTTGGTTATCCATTTTGGAAAGTCTTTTTTATTTGTTATCATCCACTCTTCTGGGTTGGTAGATGTCATTTATTCTTAACTTAAAGATATAGAAAAAATTGATTATTCTTAATTCTTTAATAATTCCAAACGAAGTATAAGGATGATTTCAAACCAAGGTATTCAAGTATCAAACACTGACAATGTATCTCCCTTTAATCCATCAAACAAAATGATTTCATATGATGAAGTGGTCTATATACTCTCTCAACATGGGATCGATGACAAGCCTAAAGATATAACTTTGTATAATAAAGCATTTCTACATCGTTCTTATTGTACACGAAAGAATGATAATGTACTTACTGGGAATATCGAATGTCCTACTGATTGTTTGCCTCTTCAAGAAGAATCAAATGAACGCTTGGAGTTTCTCGGAGATGCAATCCTAAATTTTGTAGTGGCAAACTATCTGTATGAACGATACCCCGATGCGAATGAAGGATTTCTAACCAAAATTCGTACCAAAATCGTAAATGGAAATAAACTAGCTGAACTCGCAACTTATTTGAAATTAGGAGATCATCTCATTATCAGTCAACAGTTGGAAGCCAATAAAGGACGCAGTAACAAAAATAATCTAGAAGATGTGTTTGAAGCATTACTCGGTGCTATTTATCTTGATTTTTCAAGTGTAAACAATGGATTCATCGAAGAGAATGGTGTTGGATTCCAAACTGTAATGAATTTCATTATCAATATATTGGAAACTTATATTGACTTCTCAACCATTGTAGTCCAAAAAGTAAATCCAAAAGACACCTTTGTGAAACTCGCTCAACATAACTTCCAATGGACCCCTAAATTCTATGAAATTAATGTATGTGATAAGGACAATATCAAAGAACATACAATAAGCATTAAAAATAATGAAGATTTCACTATTGCGGTAGCAACTGGTGAAACTCGAAAAATGGCTGAAATTAATGCCGCCGAAAAAGCATTAAAGTATTATGGTTGGTCTTAAGAGAAGATGGTTTTAACATTTGGTCGTGCACTTAATGTGCTTCCAACGAAGTACATGATGTATAAGTTATAAAAGAAAATAGAACTTAAACCTTCGCCAATTCCGCTTTGGAAAGCGTAGTAGATTACACGGACCCATAGACCTACGAAAATCAAGACATAAATGATGAAGGCGAAGATAGTCATGATATTCAAGAATGTGTTTAAAGTTTTATTATCATCTTCTTCAAAGTTCTCCACCCAACCAAATACATTCGACATTTCACCAAACATTTGTTTCATCATGTAACGATACATTCTGTCAGCATACTTTTGCATATTTCTTAATATTTATTTTATACTATATATTAATATAAAAAAATGAAATTATATCCAAGTATAATGATTGATAACATGTTGAAAACCATTTTATTGTTTGCGTGCTTTGTCGAAATTGTAAAAGGTTTCTTCCAATATGACTTAATTGAACACTTAGATGACTTCAAGTACATGAAATACACCAAATACTTCATTTACACATTAATATTAATCGCTTTCATTATGAATATCACTAAGCTTACTTTCTACCTCCCTTTCTTAGGTAAAACCGCTTTCCCCACTGGAATGTTAAAAGAACACCATCCACCAAACTCAGATATCAATTTCACTTTAAAAAATGTCAAACCAAATACAAAAATTGTGTATTGGGGATCAGAAAACCAATCAAAACAAACATTACCCATCTCAACCCCTTGGGATGCGTATAAAAATTACCAAAATTCTGGAGTAACCAGTTCAAATAAAGAAGGAATCGCTATTCTCAAACTTATTAAACCAGTGTCTTATAAAATACCTAATGGTATGACTTTAAAACCCCATGTTCATTATAGAGAAATTATCAAGGATGGAATGCTTGGTCCAATTGAAACTACATACATTTAAATTATTTGATTTTAGGCAGTCGCTTCAACAGTTGCGGTAACAACTGTTTCGCGCTTGATGAAATGATGCTTCAAGAATTGTTGGAGATTAAAGTAATGAACATCATCATCATCCGTACAGTTTAGGATTTTCTTTAGCTTTTCATCTGGAAGAATCTTGCGTTTATCCTTTTCATTACGAAGACCATTCGCCACAATATATTTGTTGAGCATTTTAGTTACATCAGTTCGAGGTACAAGTTCACCTTCCTTGATACCAAGGAACTGGTAGAGTTCGGTACTAAGAAGAGAAGGCATCGCAAAACCACTTGCGCGTTTTGATTCAGAGTTCTTGTTCTTATTTTTTTGCTTGGACATTACTTTGATCACATTGTTAAAGTCCTTTTCAAGGGTCTTACCCATCGCTTGAAGTTCTTTGACTTCTTTGTTAATAGAGGCAATCTTGGAAATGAAACTAGAAAGCTTAGTGTAGAAAACACCTTCTACAGAAGTATCTGGAGCCTTTTCGTCTACAACAGGAGCCTTTTCATCTACAACAGGAGCCTTTTCATCTACAACAGGAGCCTTTTCATCTACAACAGGAGCCTTTTCATCTACAACAGGAGCCTTTTGCACTGTAGCCTTTTTAGTAGATTTAGCTACACCCTTTGAGGATTCCTTTGCACCACTAGATTTCACAGGAGTTTTGGACTTAGCAACCATCGGTAAATTGTTATATTTTTAAAGTGGAACAAGCTTTAAGTAGGTTTTAAAAATATCCATAACATTCAGTGTAATTCTGGAGGTAAACGACTTTTTCTTTGTATTTTTGAATCTCATTCTTTTTTGTGGAAAGATGGTATCAATATCATGAATACAATAATCGTCATCTTTTGTTTTATTTAATACATCATTCATGTTCATAATAAGGTATGTTTTTAAGAATACATATGCGAATATATTTGTACTTTCAGAGTAAGGTTTGTACATTTGTAATTGTTTAACTGTATGGAATTGTTGTAATATTTCTTTTTGTAAGGCATTTGTAGTTTTAAATTTATATTCATAAATGAATGAGTTTATGAGAATCGCTATAAACTCAACATATGCTTCGAATATATTAAGTGTCTCCACTTCATGAAGATTAATCTTATATTTGTTAATTAGTTTTTCATCAAACTTTTTCGGATACTGAAATGGATGAATATGATAAGCATGTAATAGCTCATGTAAGATGACTTTACAAACCTCTTTTTGTCTATAGATGAATATGATCGGTGGTCGTTGAGGGTAAGTTAGTGTTAATCCACTGTTGATGTGTTCGGCAGATAAATGTTTGTTTTCTTTGGGAAGTTTTGATCGAGGTTTATTCAATAAAGCAAGTATGATGGTAATCTCGTTGATTTTTTCCTTGAATACATCAGCTAGTATTCCAATACACAAACAAATGTAATCCATGAAGAATTTTATGTGATTTTCTTTGGTATCACTTCTTATTATCAAATGGACTACAGTATTTTGTATTTCAAAGCTGATGCTTTCTTCAAACTTTGTATTTTCAAAACTCGGCTTTAGATTTTTAGGAAAGAAACGCCCATCTGTTAAGAAACCATAATCTATTTCTTGTGGTGGTGATTTAACAATTTTTCTATCATCCATCATCTCTTTGGATATACTTAATGATTGATTCACTCTTTCTCTGAATTCATCCATTATACTAATGTTGGGAAAATATCTCTTAGGTTTATATTCTTTATAGTATCTGGATTATGATGCTTAAGATCAATATCGAAGATAATATATAAATCCCCTCGAGAATCATTTCCCTTTCGCAACCCTTTGTTTTTTATGATACATGAACAAACATTGTCTTCTAATGGATTGAATTGAATTGGAACTTCTTCATGAAAATGATCGATCATTGTATCAATTCCTAAATAGTAGTCACTTATGCTAATGGACATTGTTCGAATCAAATCATACTTATCAATATATGAATTGATCACATAAGGTCCACAATCTTTAATATCAAGATATACAATCAAATTACCATAAACACCATCAAAAACATTCCAATCTCCTTTATGTTCAAACACATATTGAGTCGAATAATCCCAGAAAGATAAAAATACTATATGTACATCCATTTCACCATCTTCTCTCTTGTATTTCACTTTCATCTTCTTCCCATTCTCGAAATACAACTCTTTTAATGTCACATTCAAATGAATATGAATGTCTGTATTTGAACCATCAGAAGCATCATGAAAGTTATCAGTAAATTCATTTGATAAATTATTCTTGTAATTCAAAATCATTTTCATCATAAACTCAGACAAAGTGTTCAATACCCTTTTCCATATAAGTTCATAATTGGGAGTTATCGTATCTGAAGTCAAAACCTCAAAAGCAAATTTAACCTTAATAAACTCATCACTATTGCCATTATTTTTGTCAGGATGACATTCCAAAGCCTTCTTCTTGTACGCTCGTTTTATTTCCTCGTTACTGTAGTTCTTAGATGGATCTAGATCTAACAGTTGGAAAGCCTTAATTTTACTTAAGTACATACATACGATATGTAATAAGACTAATGCTTCATTTAAACCATTTTTATAAAAATCCATACATCTTTCATGATCTTAAAAATGCTCATAATAAAGAAATTCTTGATGAAATGAATCTACTCTTTTATGGATATGATATCACTCTTTGTAAATACTATGTCAATCGGTTATTAGGTAAAAAAGATCACCCTATAAAATTAACAGAACACACCACTAATGTTTTAGGAGTTGATATTTCCTATTTTACAAGCCCAGACTTCATTGAGTTGAATCTCAAAACTCATTTGAGCAAAGAAAGATCATCCTTAGTCGAATTCATTAAAACCCTTACAAGTACAAGGAAAGCATCCAATCAAAAACACATTATCATCCTAAACAATATTGATGCCTTGAATTTTCAACTTCAATACAAGTTGCGACGAACATTAGAAAAAGCAAGTACAAATGCGTCCTTTATCGGAATATCCAATACACTTTCGAAAATGATAGAACCTTTGCAGAGTAGATTTTCACTTGTTCGTACACCATTACTCACAAATAATGAAAAGAAGCATATTTGTACAACCATTAAGACCTATATGAAGTCAGATAAAGATACTACAGATATATTGAAGTATTTAAAAAACATAGAATTGTTCCAAGATATTGTATCCATTAATATATCTTTCTTTCTGGTAGAAGATGATGCAAAAAACTTCACAAAGATTTGTAAGAGTTTCAAGTTTATCGATAACGAAGTGAAAGTATTATTCACAAATTTCACCAAAAACAAAAACATTCAAGACTCTATTCAAGAAATAAGGCAGTTTATATACACACTCATTCATTACAATATTGATCATAAAATAACAAGTAAATCTATCATTGCGTGTACATCTAACATGAAAGCATATTCGCAACATATGTTTCAAATCATTCATATCCTTAAAGAATTTGACATGTCAATCATATCAATTAATCAATGTAAAATTGTACATGCTTATGAATTGTGTCTTTTGGATATACTAAGTTTAATCAAATCAACTTAACGAAGAAAGATTATGTAACAATATATAAGGCATGAATGTATTCAAAGTTGAATGGGTGCTTATAATGGTGTTATGACGATCATTGGAAGCGTTCCGAATAAGATTTTTTCGGTACCTCGGGTTGTTATACGCTTTGTAATATAAACCTTCATATTTGTTGATCACACTGTCGAGCTCTTCAGCTAGTTTGTAGTTCAAAGTGCTCTTTAATTTTTCATTTTTAATATCTGCAAACATTTCATTTAATTCATTCAATTCAATAAGTTTTTGTTTGATGCCGCTCATACTTGATATTCAAATTCCTTCAATGTTTGTTTAAGTATATTCCTTTAATATTTGTTTCAATTTATACTCAGATATTGTAATATTATGTTTTTCTTCAAGACACTTTACGGTTCCTTTCAATGTATTTGATTTTCTAACCTGAAGAATGGTGTCAACATCATACAATACCTTTGCGTCTTTTTGTGTATGATGATATAGTACTTTTCCTTTACTTGTTTGTTTCCATCCTTCAATCATTATCTTGTTTTGATGGACTTTATCATGACATTCCTCACATAATGGTAGCAAATTGAATTGAGCATTCTTATGAAAGGCTTGATCGATCATTCCATTTTGATCCGACTCTTGTTGAAAGCGAATATGATGTGTTTCGACTTGTTGACTCTTATTACACAATCCACAACGATCAATGATTACTTTACGATTGTATCTTGATGTAATATTATCTGTAATATGATTGGATTCATTCATAATTTCTCTACGAATCATAGATGCGGTATGAATGAAATCAGGCTTCATATCCATTGCTTTACAAACTTCTAAGCCATACAAAGCACTTCCTGGACCATCTGCTAACTTTCGATCATAAATCAAGACATCAGATTCTTCATCATATACTACTTTTAGATGCTTGATCATTAATACTTGATCATCTTTCATGGTTTTAATGCGCTGCAACTTGGTTAACTCATGGAGATGGGTAGCAAAGATGAATGTAGTATTTGTTTGGATTAAACATTCAATACCAGCCATAATGATTGAAATCGCTGACACACTCTCTGTGCCACTACATAATTCATCTCCTATCACAATACTATGGTTATCAATCTTTTCTAGAATGTTTCGAATCTCATAAATTTCACAAGCAAAAGTAGACATACCTTTGATGATGTTATCTGAGGATAAGATACGAGTAAAGAGTTGGTGATATGGCTTGAATCGGAGATTCTTACAAGATACATGCATTCCTGCTTGAGCCATAATCAAATTTACACCAATTGATTTCATAAAGCTACTCTTTCCAGCAGCATTCACACCAAATAGAATTAACCCTTTTTCTTTTTCACCAAGTTCAATCGAGTTCGATGTATACTGTATATCTTTTTGCAGATATTCCACTAGAGGATGCCTTACTTCGTCCACTGAAAAATAAGACTGATCATATCCTTCTGAATCAATGATCGGTTCAGTTAGATTATAGGTTTTACTATTTTTGGCACAACACATATGAAAATCAATCTGTTCTAACAAATGAATGAAAGGTTGAAATAATGATTCTTGGAATGATTGTATGAGGTTGGCAATGAATGTCTTGTATTTTTCAATCGAGAGTTGTCTAGCTTTGTGTTCAATCTCTCGAATCTTGTTATTTTTGTCTTTTAAGATCGGATTCGATAGTTTTACTTGATTTGACACATTCCCGCAAATTTGAAGGTCTTTCGTAATCATATGCTTTTGTTGTGTTAAACTTGTCCATCGTTTCGAAGTCATTGTAAAAAAGTAACCATCACGATCATTAAATTCTAGCTTCAACCAATTATCACCCACCATTTTAAGTTTAGATCTGAAGTATTCAATATCACTTTTCAAAGAATCATAATATTGATCGAGTTTAACGTGATATCCTTTTTTGAAAATATTGGTTTTAATCGAATCAAGATTATATTTGCTCATTTCATTCATATCCACTATTGAATCACAATGATCTTTGTACTGTTCAAATACATCATGCGAATAACTACCCATAAAATGTGTCTTTATATCTTCAATCCCATTCAAGATTTGAAATAAATCATTTAATTTTGATATACTGTCATACAAACAGATATATTGATTCGGTTGTAGACTTCCAGTAACTCCTTTACGAACTAAACGCTCAACATCCTTTACATTTACCAAGTGTTTAGTATATTCCCATACATGATGTTTTACCATTATTCGTGTTTTCATGTATCTCGATGTTAGCTCTCTTTCATTAGTGATTGGAGTAAGCATTCGTTCTTTGAAAAAACGCTTGCCAATGGATGTTATACAATTATTGAATATACTCTCAATAGAAACCGTACCACCAATCATATTCAACTGATTTACTGCATTGTACGCTAATATCATTTCATCCTTTTTGTCCTCTTCAATGATCGGCTTAGACATATTCAATACAAAATTTTCATTATGTTCAAATGCAAACTGAATCAAATACACATAACTGATTAGCGCAAATGGTTTAAACTCTAAATGAATGTATTCGATTGGTGATAATATACCAATATTTTCATACACTTTCTTCAAAATAGAATTTTGAAATTGAAGCTTCGTATACATAGAATCCATTCCATTCAATTTGTTCAAACAATAACGACCATCATTCAAGTAATCATATAATTCTTTTGATTCAACCATATTAGGTAAACTCAACAATACAAGTTCTTTTGGATCAAACTTTATAATGGTACGATAAATATCATCCATTAAAACCTTGTAATCTTTTTCACTTGTACTTTCATTCGTATATGAAATACCAGTAGAAGGATCAAACACACTCCACCCAATCATATACATATATTCTTGGTTTTTACAAGGAACCTTTTCAACATACAATGCCATCATATTATTCGCATGATATGATTTAATGTTTTCGATATGAGTTGATGGACTATAAATTTGAGTCGGTTTGCGTGTAACTTTGGGTGGAGGAGTCACTTGTTCGACCAACACAACCACATACTTGTTTTCAACCAAAATATCAATGAACTTCTTTACTGAATGATTAGGAAATCCAGCCATTAAGTAGTTATCTTCATTCACTTCTTGAATTGCCTTGTTTCGTTTCGTAACCTGAATATTGAGCAAATCACAAACAATGTAAATGTTCGCACCAAGATAGCCAGATGCTTCTTGATCATTTGGAATCGCATATAATTCAAAAAAACTACCCACTTCCATCATTATTATTGTATTCAAACCATACAAGTCGGAGTATTTATTATGATAATCAATATACTCATTCAATATATGCATCTTGAAACTGAATGTATATGCTCTTTAATCATTATATATACTAGGTTATTCTCTTAAGTAAAAAGTGTTACTCTATTTAAAATGAATAATCTGATTTCATGTGAAATCTGTAATACATTCATTCCATTCAATCAATACATTGAACATTGTGAAGAATGTTATATTCGTACATCTATGGTGAACAGAAACATGAATCAAAATACACTCATTTCTAATTCAATGATTCCTAATTCCATATCCAATCATAACATGAATACACTATCTAATATGATGATGACCATGATGAATCAAAATCAAAGAGCAACAATCACAATGGTTCCTATTGATATTGAACGATTGCAAAGACAAACAACTGATAATAGTTTTGTTATGAACACAATGATTGAAGAATTGAATGGAGGAATCGTAAATGTACCTGCTCAAAATATAGAAAGGTGTTATGAAAGCATGGAAGGTAATGAACTAGTCAACTGTTCGATTTGTCTCGATGAATCTACGCCAAATGAAAAAGAGTTTGTTCGAACCACTTGTAATCATACATTTTGTAAAGAATGCATTAATCGTTGGTTAAATATGAGACACCGATGTCCAGTTTGTAACAATGATTTTAATGAAAATCAAAATGCCACTGATGCAACAGATTCCATACATACAATCGATTCTCTTAATACATCTAATGATTCTACTATTTGAAACCAATTTAAAAAATTGATTTCTTTACTTAAAAATTACTACCACTATAGAAAGAAGGTGGTTCAAGAACATATCCTTTAGGTATGTCATTTGTTAACCAAAACGAAACCAATATCAAGTATACATTAAACATAAATGAGTTTGAAAAGTATACATGGAATGTCATCGAGAGTTATTTCAAAGAAGAAAAAGGCAAAGTGTTGATTAATCATCAATTGGAGTCTTTTAATGATTTTGTCTTCAACAAGATTGAGGAGATCATTAATGGTTTTAATTCAATCGAAATATTCCACAAGTTCAATGTCGAAGAAGATCAATTCGAGTATGTAATTGAAATTGATGTGATTCACCCAATCATTACCAAACCAACCGTTCATGAGAAGAATGGAAGTACAAAAATAATGACTCCACATGAGGCAAGACAAAGAAACTTCAGTTACTCTTCATCAATCTATGTAACTTTCGATGTTCGTTGTCAATGGTTAGAAGATGGTCAAATCAAAAACTCAAACAAAGTCATTAAGAATATATGCTTGGGGAAGATACCTATTATGATTGGATCAAATTATTGTAATCTAAACTTGAACTCTGAAAATACTGAAAATGGACATAACAACGAATGTAAGTATGATGCTGGAGGGTACTTTATCATTAATGGAAATGAGAAAGTGGTCATCAGTCATGATCGTATTGCGGAGAATAAGACTTATGTGTTTACAGATAATAAGTTGTCTTCTCAATATTCTCATGTAGCTGAAATTCGTTCTGTTCCCGACAACATCTTTGGACCTCCGAAGCTCACTTCTTTGAAACTCTCATCGAAACCTACCCAATTTGGTAATTTCATTAAGGTGAACATCCATCATATTCGTACGGATATCCCATTGTTTGTGTTGTTTCGAGCATTGGGTATAGAGAGTGACAAAGACATTGTGCAACACATTGTGTTCAATATCCACGACAAGAGCAACACGGAATTAGTAAATCAACTAAAAGGAAGTGCAGAAGAAGCAAATGCCATCAACACAAGAACCAAGGCATTGGAGTTCTTAAGCAAATACTTGAATATCAGTGGATTTCCTAAGGAGATTGTTACGAACAAGGTCAAACGAATTTCAATCATTAATGATATTTTGATGAATGATTTCCTTCCGCATGTTGGTAATGATTTCAACAAGAAGGCTTTGTATTTGGGGTTTATGACAAATAAGCTTCTTCAATGTTTCTTGGGTATTTCTGAGATGGATGACAGAGACTCTTACTTGAACAAGCGAGTTGACACTCCTGGGATCATGTTAGCGAACCTGTTTAGGCAATATTATGGTAAGGTTGTGAAAGATATTAAGAGCTCAGTAATCAAAGAGTTGAACACGACTTATTTTAAGTGTTCAAATGATATCAGTAATCTCATCAACAAGAACAATATCTATAAGATCATCAAACCAAATACGATTGAGTCTGGGATTAAGTATGCTTTGGCAACTGGTAATTGGGGAATTAAGAATGGTAATGTGAAGCAGGGTGTTGCACAAGTTCTCAATCGTCTAACCTATAATGCGACACTTTCTCACTTGCGAAGAATCAACACACCAATGGAAAAGTCTGGAAAGTTGATTCAACCAAGAAAGCTCCATAATACCCAATGGGGAATTATTTGTCCTGCGGAAACTCCAGAAGGTGGTTCAGTGGGGCTTGTAAAGAACTTAGCGATTGCTACCAAAATCACAATATCTTCTGAATCAAGAAATGTTCGTGCGATCGTAGAAGAACTGGGTACTATTATGTTTGATGATAATGTGAATATGGAAATGTTTCATAATAACACAAAAGTGTTTATCAATGGGGACTTTGTGGGTGTTCATCCTGATCCATATCGGATGTTCCTCGAAGTCAAGAAGAAGAAGGTGTCTGGTGTCATCAATATTTACACCAGTGTATCATGGAATGTTCATAAGAATTATATCAATATATCGACAGAAAGTGGTCGTTGCGTTCGCCCATTGTTCATTGTAAAGAATGGAGAGTTGATATTCAACAAGCTCCATGTGCTACATTTGATTAAGGGAAATATTACATGGAAGAATCTCGTATCACCAAGCACGATTGTCAATGATGAAATGAAAGAGTTGTTTAAAGAGTCAGTGATCGAGTTTCTAGATGTGGAAGAGCAAAACTCGAGCATGATCGCGATGAATCTAAAAGACTTACGAAAGGGTGCTCGAGGAGAGCAACTACCAATCAAATATACTCATATGGAGATTCATCCATCATTGATTCTTGGTGTGTTGGCGAGTAATATTCCATTTCCAGATCATAATCAATCTCCTAGAAATTGTTATCAAAGTGCTATGGGTAAACAAGCAATTGGGATTTATGCGACCAACTACAGAAAACGATTGGACACCCTTGGTCATATTTTGAACTATCCACAACAGCCGTTGGTTAAGACAAAGATGCATAAGTTGTTGAACAGTTCGAGCATGCCATGTGGTATTAATGTGATTGTTGCAATCGCATCATACACTGGATTTAATCAAGAGGATTCGATCATGATCAATAAGTCCTCAGTAGACCGTGGATTGTTTAATAGCACATTTTATAGAACATACAAAGAGCAGTGTAACAAGAACTTATCTACTGGAGAAGAGGAAATCTTTATGAAGCCAAACATGGAAGATGATTCAATTCGAAAACCATTCAATTATTCCAAGCTTGGCGAGGATGGGTTTATCGATGAGAATGAGTATTGTACATCAGGTGACATTATGATCGGTAAGTATATGCCACAGAAAATAAAGAATAGTGTATTTGTAAACAAGGATAATTGTGTGGTGGTAAAGAATAACGAATCTGGATACATTGATATGAAGTGTGCGAATAACAAGTATTTCAAAAATACTTCAGCAGAAGGGTATCAATTTGCCAAGATAAAGATTCGAGATTTCCGTATACCGACTATTGGTGATAAGCTCAGTTCAACTAGTGGTCAAAAAGGTACGATTGGGATGGAGTATCGTCAAGAAGACATGCCTTTCAATTCGGATGGATTGGTGCCTGATATTATTATCAATCCTCATGCAATTCCGAGTCGTATGACGATTGCTCAGTTGTTGGAAACGATTATGGGGAAGGCGTGTACGAAACTGGGTGCTTATGGAAATTCCACTCCTTTTACAAATATTGATGTGGATACATTGATCAATTCATTACAAGATGATTGTGGATTGAATAAGTATTCAAATGAAATATTGTATAATAGTCGAACTGGTGAACAAATGGACACCACAATCTTTATGGGTCCTACTTATTATCAACGATTGAAGCATATGGTTTGTGATAAGATGCATTCTAGAAATTCGAATGGTCCGATTGTTCTCTTGACCAGACAACCTGCTGAAGGTAGGGCTAGGGATGGTGGTCTCCGTTTGGGTGAGATGGAGGTGGAGTGTAACTGGGCTCATGGTACGATGTACTTTTTAAAGGAGAGATTTATGGAGTGTTCTGACAATTATAGAGTGTTTGTATGCAAGAAGTGTAATCGATTGGCGAATGTCAATCCAGACAAGAATAAATACAAATGTAATTGTTGTGGAAACAAACTGAACTTTGCTGAGCTACGAATTCCATTTGCAAGTAAACTACTGATGCAAGAGATTCAAAGCATGAGCATTGGTGCGAAGTTCATCACTAATTAAGAAAGATAAAGTTAATATATACATATGATTTTT